AATTCATCAACTAGTATGTCAGCTATTTGATTGTTTACTATATTATATCCTATTTGAAAAGGTTTCATTAGATCAACTAATGCAGTAGACTTAGTATTTCTATCTGAGAATACGGACCCCTCTACAGGTATTTTACAACCATATAAAGTATTATCACCTTTAAATTGAAACCTAAGCGGTCCAACCTTAGTTGAATCAATACCAATGTATATTGGTGTAATTCCATCAGCATTATTCATACCCCAATAGCTTGGAATATTAGGTCCAATCTTAATACCACCCCAAGTTTGATTTATCCAAATCCATTCTATATGCTCACCGTATATTAAATTATCTTTTGACTTACTCTTAAATAATCTATCATCATATATAGGTTTATCTATTATCTTATAATCCTCTGTAACTATTTCATTACTTACTATACCTGTATCACTTATTTTTGTTAAATGACCAAGCTTTCTTTGAGATTTCCAATATGCCGTAGTAACTCTTAATAGATAAGCAGATCCTTCATCCTTATAATCTTCACTTTGAGAAAGTATTTTATTTACAACATCATCACCAGAAGAAATTTCATTTAATCCCATAAAACTGGTATACTGCCTCATTGCTAATGAAGGTCTTTGAGTATTCCATTCATGTGATTGACTAGGATCATAAAAGCTACCGTCATTCTGATAACCTCCAATTGAATATCCAGCAGCTCTAATTGGGTAAACAGCCTCTAAAGATTTTAACTGATCTTCCGTCATAAGGTAACCATACTTGTCAATAACATCTGATGGTGTTAACATATCAGTTTTACCAATCCATTGTGAATCGGAAAGATATCTTATATCTGGAGACTTATGATAAAATGTAAGTACAGGATTCCAAAGTTCAACTTCGTAATCATCTTCCATCATTCTAAAATGCCAAAACTCTCTATCTGTAATAAGCATGTCTCTAAAGGCTCTTTCTTCTAACTCCTCTATTCTAAATCTTTCTACATCTACTTTGTGTTGGTGTGTTGCCCATTCTTCAACCATAGACCTATAACTCTTTTTAAAATACATTTCAATCTCAGGAAGTGATTTTAAATTTTCAGGAGCCAGCTTTTCTTGAGCTTCAGGTGAATCTGGATTTAAACCTTGAGCTAACAATTCAGCAATCATTGTAGTTTCCGCCTGAGCCATTAAGGTCTCTTCAACCATTTGTCTTTTTTGCTCTAGCATTTCATTATAGGAAAACTCATCAATAGCTCTGTAGGTAAGTTTAGTTGATCTTTTTGCAAACTCAGCGACAAGTACATTAATTACATTTGGAATAATAGGATAAAACTTTAGCTCTAATGCAGCAGGTTCATCCGACTGAGTAAGCATGTCTACTATAGTTCTGTTTTCATTATCTTCCTCAACAATATAATCAGTTCTATCAATATGACCTTTAGCAAGCTTATAGTTTTTCATTAACCTTCTTGAGTTTCTTCTCAGCTGCTTTAAACCATTCCACTCCAACCAATCTAAATTCCAAGCTGCCCACTCTTCTGTTTTTTGCTTACTTGGTAAAAATTGTAAAGGTTGCGTAATAGCACCCATTCTATTTTGTTCAACCTTTGCTCCTTTTTTTAATTGAAGTGCATTATATACCTGCATAGTTTTTATTTAATATTTTTAAAGGCTGATCTTTTAAAACCTTTATCCTCTAAAGTTTTGTTTTTTCTACCCATATGCCTAAACGGACTACTATTTAATTTAAACAAATTTTTTGACTTTTCCAACTTTTTAGCGGTATCATCTCTTACAACTTGCTTGGCATATCCTCGATTAGATTCTTGTATTCTCATGAAAGATACAAGTGCTACAAATGATACTAATCTATCCACGTTAACTCCATCTGCATATTCTTGCATTTCTTTTATAAGCATTGGATCTGGAATTCTTTCTATGCCATATGTAGTTTTTACTACAGTCCCATCTGGTTTAGTTTCTTGATCAAGCTCTTCTCTTACAAACTCAATTCCATAACTTAACAGGTGTGACTTAAACAATGTTCCTGTATTTTTCCAACCATATTCTTGATAGACATTTTTGTTTGCACCCAGATCTTTTAAGAACATTATTTGACTTTTAGGAACTAAATACTTTTGTTTCTTTCTGCTTATCATATAGTTAATAAATAAAGATATGTTGTTCTCTATTACAGTCCATGCATTATACCACTCTATTATAAGCTCTAATCTTTGATGTGTTTGTTTTATATCATCAAATCTTCCACACCACGCTGCTACAATTTTACTTTGTTCTATATAAGTTTCAGTTTCTGTACCTGTTACCTTTGTGACTTCTACAGAGTTTTTCATTACATAAATAGAACATAATGAGTCAGATGTTGTAGTCTTACCTTCAGCTACAGGGTCAATAGACGCATAATAACTTCCAAAGTCTGGTTTTTCTTTATTGGGTCTTTCCCATACTACAAGACAACCTGTTTTATCTTCAGTCTTTTTATTTACTGGAAACTCACGTATAGGCTGCTTATTACTTTTTGCAACACTTGGTTTACCATTAGCGTCTGTAGTTATATCTAAAAACTCATAAGCATATTCTTTTTCTTCTATTCTTCTTGCTTGTGCAGAAAGAAGATGTGTAGGAAATACAGAAACAGATCTATTATCAAACGCTTCTTTTATATTTCTTGGATGCTGAGATATTCTTAATTGATAATCTTCTGGAGCTAGTTCTCTTTTCCAGTCATCAAACTGTTGTTGTAAAGCTATAGTAGCTTCTTCTACTTTGGAGTTACCATATTGATCTATATGCGGAGGCATTGACCATTGCTCAGGAATAAATAAACCTGACATACCTTGAGTACCTTTATGATCTATTAAATTAGTTTCTACAGCATAAACATCTTTAGAAGTTGGATTTAGAATCATATCCTTAAGTGGATTGCACTGTGACAAGTCTCCCACGGATCCTGCTGCTATAAACAATCCTGTAGTAGTAAGTCCTGATCTCATCGCTGGTCTCATATACTCATATGTCTTATCCATCTT